ACCGTAGCAGCTCCCTCTTTTTTGTCACCCAGAAGACTAAAACTGGGGAGGTGTTCGGCCTAACACACCCGGGTGTGTTAGGTCCCCGATAAACTTCAAATGTGGAGGGTTGGGTTTCGCATTGGCGGACCAAAGTCCTCCCCAGACACTACACAGAGGTCGCGGTAAAACGACGATTTCCTTCGTTTATCGACACTCTCAAAAATTAGCCCAAGTCGTCCGATAGACCGGCGCACGAAACGCGGGTCCATCGCCACGAAGACAGGCCTCAACGGAAGAAGATGAGTGACCTAGTGCGAGAATAACACTCTCGCGCGAGGCCTTCATCTCATGATCAAACAGATCGGAGTAATAGTAGTCGCTACCGCCAGGAGCGATACCGGCTGCATTAAAACGATCCTTCAGACGTTTGCAGAGAGTCCAGGGACTGAGTTTGACCTCAGTCCGTGTCCCCTCAGCAATATCAAGCAATTGGGCCGGTAGTAACCATTCGGTCGATAAACGATCGAGATGGTTACACGGGTCCTTCACGGAAAGGGAAAGTTTCACCCCATCCAATGCTTTAGCAGCATTGGAGAGGTGTTTCCCACTAATAATTAATTGGGATGAGAATGAATAGCCATGAGTGGCTAACCATCTCACCTTCCATGTGAACCAACGGTTGGTCTTCCACTTCCTTGGACAAGGAAGTCCAAGACCACCGTAACAAAGCGGTAGGTACTTGGGTAGCTTATACTTTCTTGCGAGAGTATGAAGCCAACCAGCACCTTTCTGAAAAGCCAAAAGGATCCGGGACCAGGGCAAGCCTGAGTCACGGACCAATTGGTGAAGATCACGAATGACCGCAGCCTTGTCCTCAGGGTTAAAAACCCTAAGACCAAGGTGTGGCAACAAATAGAGCACATCTCCACGGAGACGATACATCCTTTCACAGAATGTACCGGAATCCGGGGATTTGTATGTTTTCGATAAGTTTAGGCTCATTCCAGTATTCCTGATGGAATCCTGGTAATGGTCAAACTGCTTATAAGACATGCGTGCGATGGCATCATCGCCACGTATGGCAAAGAATCGGATACCGCTCTCTCTCATACACATCCAGTGTATCAGAGAGAGGATGGCCCATGAGCAAGGCATGCCCATGGGACACCCACGGCGGTAAGAATGAAAGGCCGCCCCGTCTAAGAAGAAACCTTCAAAGACGAGCCGCGGCTCAATATTGAACCTGAGACAAAACCATGACAACATCTCGTGAGAGAGGTTGTCAGTGGCTTTGCTCATATCAGTCGAAATTATCCACCCTGAACTCTGAACGCGAATGCGTCCAGGGGCAGGGCCAAGATAACGAGAAATTTCAGGCACAGACAGAATCAGACGCCAAAGACGTCTGCGTTCTGCATGTGCAGCAGATACATAGCGGGGATTGGAGCAAGTGACCATACGGCACTTGCCTCCACGCTCCGCAATAGCAACAGGGCGCATGACGTTCGACTGGGAAGACCAGCCGGACGCAAAGCGCTTAACAGCACGGTTAACACCAGTCTGCCTAGTCTGTCGAGTGACAGTACTAGGAGATTGGCCAAACCTCAAATATTCGAGATCATCGCTGCTGAGTGTGCAAGCAAACTCAGCAGCCTGGCCTCCTTCTTTACGAGTGGATCCCCATGAAGAAGACTGGCCTGGAAGGCCAGGCTTCTCCTTGGGGTTATCCTGCCAAATATCTAGCAGTTCTGAGGCCAGGGCCTCAAAACGGTTAGAAATACGAACATGAGGCGAAGGCAAAGCAGCATTTTCAAGAAACTGTTGCTTTGTCCTTTCGCAAATACGACCGGTTGCCGCCGGCAGCGCTCGAGCAATCAATGAAAGCTGGAACGCTGCCGGTCGGTCAACCTTATGAACAAAATGTTTGGCGATGAAGAGATTGCAATATGGAATCTCTCCACCGCAAACAGCATATCGGCGGAGTTGACTGCACTGTGACTTAACATAAGACACAGCCCAGTCTCGAAAGAGATGCAGCCAACTCTCAATTCGCTTAGCAAGCAGTGCTACCCACCCGCGGATGGGTAGACCTGCTGCTGCATACGCACTCAATACGACCCCCCTAAGGGGGTGCGCATTGAGCGGTGTTTGTCGTCTCCGACGCCTCGGCGTCGAAGTCGCTACGGCATCACCGTACTGGGCACTCATCTGGGTGTCCCGAAAG